ACGTATAATATTATGTGCAGCTACCGGAGCTGGTAAAACTGCCATTTTTAGTTATATGGTTTCAGAAAATTATAAACGTGGAGGTCGTATTTTAATTTTTACACATCGTAAAGAATTACTTACACAAGCCGGTGGTGCTTTTGAAAAATTTAATTTAAATCCTAAATATATAAAAGCTGGAGAATACCCGTCTTTAACTGATAATCTACACGTGGCAATGGTAGAAACTTTTAATAGAAGAATTGAAGATTATTTATTGTTTTTACAATCACGAACACTTATAGTTATTGATGAAGCTCATTTAGAAGTTTTTACTAAAATAATGCCATATATATCTAAAGATACTTTTGTAATCGGAGCAACTGCAACACCTCATAGAAAAGGAAAACAAAATTGTTTATCAGATTTTTATACAGATTTAGTACAAGAAGTTACAACACAGGAATTAATCGATAAAGGTTTTTTATCAATCCCTAAAAGCTATGGAATAGACATTGATTTAAAAGGATTAAAAAAAATTGGTGAAGATTACGATTTATCGGGTTATTATGAAAAGAATAAAACTTACATTGGTGTAGTTGAAAATTATAAAAAACATTCAGAGCATAAAAAAACAATATTATTTGCATCTAATGTTAAAAGCTCTTTACAGGTATGCAAAGAATTTCAATTAAATGGATATGATGCTAAACATATTGATGGAAATACTCCAGATAATCAAAGAGAAATTATATTAAAATGGTTTAATGATACTCCAAACGCTATACTTTGTAATTGTGGTATATTAACAGCCGGGTTTGACCAACCGGATATTGAAACAGTAATACTTTATAGGGCTACAACTTCAATCCCTTTGTTTTTACAAATGTGTGGTCGTGGTAGTAGAACTACTCCAACTAAAACTCATTTTAATATTTTAGACTTTGGTAAAAATATACATCGATTAGGCTTTTGGGAAGATGACCGCACATGGTCATTAAAAAAGAAAAAACACAAAGAAGGTGCAGCACCAAAAAAAATATGCCCTTCGTGTGATGCTATTTTAACTGCTAAATTAATGGAGTGTAATTATTGTGGTTATATTTTTCAAAAGAAAAAAGAAGATGAAGATGAATTTGCAGAGCTTGTTTTACTTGAAAAAAAACAAATTTTAAAAAAGGCTAAAAAAATGGATATACACCAAAAAGCTAAACTTGCTAAACGAAAATTAATATCTGCATTTTGGGTATTACATCAATTAACTGATATTGAAGATGCTCGTTTGTTCGTTTCTTTAATGGGGTATAAAAGAGGGTTTGAATATATTAACAAAAATAAATTTAAAGTGTTTCAAAATGCGTAGTGAAAATGCAATACAACAGGAAATAATTGAATGGTATAAAAATAACTACTGTTTAGTTCACCACACCCCTCGCTGCATGATTGCTCATGTACCGAACCAGAACCAACACCATTTAGTTTCTATTGGAGTTTATCCGGGCTTTGCTGACCTTTTTGTGTGGCACTTGTGTAAATTGTACCTCGTGGAGATAAAAGAGCCGTTAAAAGGCAAACAAAGCCCTAATCAGGTAAAATTTGAAAACCATTGCTCTCAATCCGGTATTCCGTATTTTATTGTTTTTAGTTTGGAGGAGTTTAAGGAATTTATCGTAAATTTGTAATTATGGCTAAAAAGCAATACAAAAAAGCTACTTTAGAAAAAAGTAAAACATTTGATAAAAAACTATTCAATACTATTTGTGAAGAAATATCTTTGTCAAATAGAGGATTAGTTACCGTTTGTAAAGCTCACAAAGTAAATCCAGTAAGGTTTTATGAGTGGATTCATCAAAGCGAAGATTTGCGAAAACAATACGCGCGCGCGAGGGAATTACAAGCAGATTTCTTAGCTGATGAGATAATAGAACTTTCAAGTAGTGAGCGTTACACAACTGAAAACATAGAAGTTGAAACACAAGAAGGATTTAGCACTACTGAAATAAAAAAGGATAATTACAACCGAACTCGTTTAGAAATAGATGCAAGAAAATGGAAAGCGTCGAAACTTTACCCTAAAAAATATGGTGAGCGATTAGATGTTACGACTGATGGGGAGAAAATAAACGAAGTTAGAACGTTCAACATCCTACCAAATGACAAAGGACATACGGATTAACCCATCCTACATTCCTTTACTCACCGATACAACCGAGTGCTTATTTGTTTACGGTGGCTCTGGTTCGGGCAAGTCGTACTTTGTAGCTCAAAAGGTAGTTTTAAGAATACTAACAGAAAAGCCACATAAGTTTCTAGTATTGCGTAAGGTTGGTAATACAATAAAGGATAGTGTATTTGCTTTACTTAAAGAAGTTATTTATGAATTTGGAGTTTATGATGAGTTTTCAATAAACAAATCAGATTATTCAATAACCCATAATTTAACCGGAAATCAAATAATCTGTAAAGGGTTAGATGAACCGGAAAAGATTAAATCAATTAATGGTATTACATCGGTTTGGTTTGAGGAATTAACCGAGTTTGAGCATGATGACTATACGCAAATCCTATTACGTGTTAGAGGTCAGCATAAAAATTACGTGCAGTTTATAGGAACTTTTAACCCTATATCAGAATACCATTGGATTAAGAAAAAGATAGTAGAGGAAATTATACCTGTAAATCCTAAATACAAAATAGTTAAAACAACTTACCAGGATAACAACAGTTTAACTGAAAACGATGTCAACCGGATATTGGACTTAAAAGAAACTAATCCTCTTTATTATCAAATTTACTGTTTAGGTGAGTGGGGTATTGAAGATAAGTCTGGAAAGTTTGCTTACTCGTTTGACGAAGATAAGCACACCGGAACGGTAGAGGATAATTTAGAAGAAGTTATTTACCTATCCTTTGACTTTAACGTAAATCCAATTACTTGCCAGGTAGCGCAGTATTATAACGACTGTATTTATGTTTTAGAAAGCATTAAGCTAAGTAACTCCAATATATACGAACTTTGCAACGTGATTAAATCTAAGTACGGCTTTGACCGTATGTACATAGTAACAGGAGATGCAACCGGGCAAAATAGAAATGCGATGGTAAAGGATAACTTGAACTACTACAAAATTATCCAATCCGAATTAGAGTTAATGAGTACGCAAATTAAACTCCCTACCGTTAATCCGCCGGTTGCAGAAAACCAAGTATTAGTAAATTTGATATTTGAAAGGCAGCAAATAGTAATCGATAAAGAAAAAGCACAGCCATTGATTTACGAGTTGAAATATACCGAGATGGATGAACACAAAAAAATTAAAAAAGACCGTTCATCTGACCGCACTCTTGTTGATAATCTTGATGGATTTCGCTATTATTGTAATCAATTCCACAAACATTTATTAAAAAATCCAAAGAAATATGCTTTTAACAGCGATACTATGTAGCCTTTTTTGTTCCGGCTTATGGTCGGTAACTAAATACGAAACGGATGGAAACGGTAATATCTATGGTCTTATTTTAGCTCCATTAGGAAAGTACGCCCACGAACATTTGCCGCAGTATATTTATAAGCCGTTATTAGGGTGCATTAATTGCATGGCATCCTTTTGGGGTATTTTGTTTTATTGTTACAAATACTATAAATCAGGAAATGTTTGTGAGTGTATTATTTTTATTTTTGTAGTTAGTGCTTTAAACGGTATTTATGGAAAATATATTGAAAGCTAAAGATTTTTACTTACAGAAGCAATGTAGTTGCGGTGGTACACTTACACAAACGTTCCTAAAGATAAACAGCAACGTAATGGTTAAGATTAAGCCTAAACGTAGTTATTTTGAGATTTATGTGAGTAACAAACTCCAGGTAAAAGGAAATACAGCACAATTTGAAACCGAATTAAACCGCTATGTTCAGTAAACTAAAAACCATAATAACAAAGAAGTTTAACAACTTACAATTAGCTGAAATTAACGCTAGGGTAAACGAGTTAATAGCACAGCGTTTAGAAGCTGAACACAAGTACATTGAAAACCATACTAAGGACAAATACAAGATTGTCAAGGCTTTTGAATTTGATGGTAAACAATATTTTCAGTTTGAAGATGTGTTTAATGTGGCGGTTGGGCGTGGAATGGTAGCTTCTGAATATTACAACGAGTTTAGCATGAGATGTACACGTGAGTTTTTACAAGCTCACTCTACTGCTGTACTAAACTGCATTAATAATAAGAACGGTATACAAATAACCGAATTAAGTAAATTAACCACTCAATTAAAGGAGCGTTTAGACCTTATTTTTGATGTGGAATTAGTGTATAAGTTAGCTTCCGTAATCTACTTTGATGAAAACGAAAGCCCTTATAATTATGATTTTAAATACAACTTGGAGAAAATCAAAAAGTGGAAAGAGTTAAAACTAAGTGATTTTTTTTTGCAAGTGCCAATGAGCAGTATAATACCCTTAACGGGTTTATCCGATCAAGATTTGAACGTTTATACGGAGGTGAGCAAAAAGGTAAACAAACATCACTTGGAAAGCATTTTTACGATGTTGTCAGAGAAGGACAAGAAGCAAGATTTTTACAAGACCATCGCCTCGCAACTGAATACGGCTACAACGTAGATGGGTTAAATAAAATAACCGTTTACGAGTACCATTTATTGTTAGAGGATTACGACAGACAAATAAAGGCTATGGAAGCCTTAAAGTCAAAAGAATAAAACAAATGCCGTTTATAGGATGGAAAATGTTGTAATAAAGATAGTTACCGAAGCGAATACAAAAGAAGCGGTTAATAGTTTAGATAAGCTTTCTGATAAAGAAAAGGAAGTTAAAAAGAACTTTGATGAGATAGGTAAATCGGCTAAAAAAGCCGGTAACGACACTAAGAAAGCAGCCAAAGAAACCGAAAATAGTTTTGATAAGTTGAATGGTAGCCTAATGGACTTAGGCAAGACTATTGCCGGTGCTTTTGCAGTAGAGGCTATTATATCTTTTGGTAAAGAGAGTGTAACAGCATTTGCAGAAGCGGAAGAAATGGGGCGTAAGTTAGAATTTGCAGTTAAGAATATTGCTAACGGTTCTAATGGTGCTTTGGATTTACTTTTACAACAAGCCGAAGATTTAAAAAACATTTCCATATTTGACGATGACGATATTATAAACGCCCAACAAGCGTTATTGACTTATGGTTTAACTACCGACGAAGTAAGTAAGTTAATTCCTAAAGTTGTAGACTTAGCTAGTGCAACCGGTCAAGATTTAGCAAGTGCAACGGATAAGATAATAAGCGGTATTAACGGACAAACTAAAGGTTTAAAAGATGTTGGTTTACAGTTTAAAGATACTGGAAGTAAAGTAGAAAACTATAATACTATTTTAGAAAAGCTTAATAAGTTTCAAGGTGCAACGGTAGACGCTACCGAGAGTACAATGGGAGCTATGAAGCGGTTTGATATATTTATAGGCGACTTAAAAGAAAGTACAGGAGAGTTTTTAAAAGGTATTGCTGATGGTTTTATGTTTATGTGGGATGCTGCAATTAATGGAGGTGAAGAAACGGTTAAGCAGTTGCAGTTAACAGAAAAAGAATTAAAAAATATTCAAGATACTTTTATAAATATGGGTGTTATTACCGATTTACAACAAGCATCCGAAGAACAGTTATTAAAAGCACGTTTAGCTAACGAGAAACAATTAGAAGATATAAGAAACAAAAATGCAAAAAATGATATAAACATTGAAGCTACTATTGGTAAATTCCAAGCTGATAGGATATCAGCGATTAATGCGGAAATACAACGTAGAAAAGAATTAAGTAATGAAGTTAAAGAAGATGCCGACCAATACGAAAGGTTAACTAATTCAATATCTGTTTTAGTTAGTCAATTTCAAAATGAATTAGCTGCAAAGAAACAACTTAATCCAGAGGATGTAAAAAGGTATAAGCAGTTAGTTAAAGAAAAGGAAGCTATTGACGAATTAATTAAAAAGCTTACTGAAAAACAAAAACTAGAAGCTGGTAGAGGTGTAAGACCAACACAAGGTATTGAAAGTAAAACCTTAACCATCAATAAGGATATAACTGATGAAAAGGAAAAACAAGCGGAATACGATAAGCAAATTCAAGAAACACAAAGAATAAACAATAACATACTTGAAACTAATAAGCGTGAGTTAGAGAATTATTATAAGCGTTTAGAAGAATTACAACAAAAAAGAGATGCTATTATACTTGAAAGTATTAACCTCGCTTCAAACCTATCAAACATCTACTTTGAAAACCAACTTAACCAAGTGCGTACCGAGCGTGAAGAACGTTTAAAGACTATTGAAGATGAAAAGAACGCACGTATTAACCAAGCCGGTATAACGGCACAAAAGAGAGCGGAGTATGAGCGAAGCTTTGAAGCTGAAAGACAAAGAGTATTACAAGAAACATTTGAAAAGGAAAAGAAATGGAAGAAGCAACAAGCCGTTATTAATGGGGCTTTAGCTATTACCAATATCCTAGCCACTACTCCAGACCCTACAGGAACGTTAACAGCTTTAAGAATAGCAAGTGCCGTAGCTACAACCGCTGCACAAGTAGCCTTAATAGATGCCCAAAAGTTTGAGAAAGGTGGTTGGATTGGGGGTAAACGCCATAGAGATGGAGGTACTTTAATTGAAGCGGAAGCAGATGAATTTGTAGTAAACCGTAAAGATGCACAAGCAAATAAAGGCTTATTAGAGAGCTTAAACAAAGGGATGACAGAAAAGTACATTTATGATAAATACGTGTTACCTGCCATCCTTAATAAGTCTTTAGGTCAAGTTAATCAACAAGGTTTAGCCGAGAATATAGCAAACTCGTTGAAGTATCAAATGTATGACGACCATTACCTAAGAAAAACATTTAAACAAGCTTCTATGCAATCGGCTCAATATATTGTAAGTGGTTTGAAGTCTAACCAAAAACCATCAAGATATGTTTAGTTACAAATATTACTTAGATACTACCCTTTACGATGGTGCTGAATTCCCGATTAATGGGATTGAAGATTTTGAAGAACAGTTAGAAAGGGATTACGAAAAGAGGGCTATTTTATTAAAGTACCCTAGTAGAATATCATTTGTTGGGGATGCTTACAACTATATTAAAACGCAAAGAGATACAAACACTTTTTGCGGTGAGATTGATTTTAAACTTTTGTTAGGTAATGAAGATGGAGCATTTAGTGAATATCAAGTAGGGGTTATTTACGTTTCAACAGCTATATTTGATTTAAACAGTTGTACGGTAGATTGCGAGGTTGTAGATAATAGTTACTTTGCCAGAATATTAAACAACTACAAATGTGAAGCGATGTTAGCGGGTAACAAGTCGAAAAACAATGTTACTATAACTCCATGCCCATACATAGAATTTAAACCTTTTGACCCATCAACAGGCGGTAACTTAGCAGATAGCAGATATGGCGTAGACGTTTACGATGCTCTTAAATATTTAGTTCAGTTTATGACTGATGGGCTAATTACTTTTCAATCTGATTGGTTTGAGAATACGACAGCAGGAGTAAGTTGGAAGGATGGAATAGGAAATAACGGACTATTGATTGTAAACGGTGAAGCTTTAAGAGATACGACTGGTAGTAGTGTTAAGGCTGAAATATGGATTACATTTGAAAAGCTATTTAAAAACATAGCCAAATTAGTTAACCTATGGTTTTATATTAAGCGTAATTCTGATGGTACTTATACCATGAAAGCCGAAAGGTACAATGAATTTCAAGATGAGCAGGTAGTAGCTAATTTAAGATTTACGCAAGATTTAAATTTGTCTTTTGATAACTCTCAATTATTTGCAGCGGTAGAAGTAGGAACACGGCAAAGCAATTACAATTTAACCGGTACTGATTATATTGGGTACGTGCCTACGCTAACTTTCAGAAATGAAACTTACAATATTGCAGGTCAATGTAACAATGGTTCTGTATTAGATTTAAAAACTGATTTCTGTACAGACCATAACTTAATAGTTTATCAAACAACAGTTGCAACGGATGACAATAACTACGATGAACCTCAATACTTAATTCAGTATGACAATGGTATGAGTAATCCACATGATTGTAATAAGTATAACACTTTTAACAATCCACCGGCTGGTTATTACAACCGTTATTTAATGAACGATTGGGTTTTAGAAATGACTGACTTTCATGGGGAGCTTGTTAAGAATAACAATCCGGGCGATATTTTATTTAGTGCTTACGGAACTGGTTTAAATTATGTTTGCCCTCCGACAAGTACAACAATGGAGTTTAACAATGAAAACTACGACCCAGGAGGGGATTATGACCCTACAACGTTTAGATGGACTTGCCCTGCCGATGGGTACTATGTTTTTTCTTTAAGAAGTATTATTGATGTAGTTAAGTTAAGGTCAAGGTCAGCATTAACAAATCCTTTTGGAGAGTTTAACACCGCTGTAACAATTACTTATACACCTAATATTGCTGCACCTTTTGGGGCTTACTTCCAAAATATGTTTGAAGGCTTTCAACAAGATTATACTATAACTTTTGGTGCATTCTATACCGCTGGAGATATTGAGTTTATTGATATAACAATGGTGTTTGATAATTTACCTCAACCATGCGGAGGTGGTTTGACTGATATTGACATGGACTTTAGCGGTTCAACATGGGCTATGATTTCATCAATAAATGGAGGAATTTTAAAGCCAGATGATAGAAATAACATTTTAATTAATAAATTTGCATTAAAGAGTAATATCGAGCAGTTTGAATGGACACAATTAAGGTTAAACAGCGACAAAGCATATAACCTATTTATAACACCTCAAACAGCCGTTAAAACTTGGGCTAATAGCATTAAAAGAAAAGTCCTTACAGGAAATACTGAAATTGAATTATTGACAAACAATCTCAACTATTAATGGGGTACGCTTTTAATAATAACCAGCCTGTAGTATTTAATTATGATAACGGCTTTTGCGGCACGGTACAAAGAGAATATTGTATTCTAAAGAACTCTACTGACCGTATTTCAACTCAATTTCGTTTAGCAGCATCTACCACCAATCTTTTACAAAATAGCACCTTTACACCGGGCGCAGAGTTAATGACTAATCATGAGTTTACCGGTTCGGCTACGGGATGGACATTAAGTAATTGGGTTTATAATTCAAACGATGTTATAACAGTAGTTGGAACGGCAGGAACGGTACAACAAGCGGTTACAGGAATACAAGCAGGGAAAACGTATTATGTAGAAATAGAATTTACCCCAACTGCTTTAGGTGGTGGTGCTTCTTTTACTTTTGGTATTGGTGGTGTAACGGCAGCAACTGATTTAGCTTCTTATGCAACAGGAAGCACATACTATGCTAAAGGATATTTTACTGCAACCGGTACTGGAGGTGTTGTTTTCACTAATAACACTACATGGAGGGGTAGAATTTCCAAAGTATCAGTTAAGCAAGTTGGATGGGCTACCGGTACAAATGATTTCGATATTGTAGATACTTCGGATAGTGCAGGAAGTTGGGTAGTTGCTACAAGTGCTTGTCATACGCAAGGCAACATTATAGCTTTATTCCCACAAAATAGCGATTATACCTATACTTTAACGGTAGGTAGAACTTATAAAATAGTATCAGAGGTTTCAAGTATAACTGAGGGCGAAGTAAATATCTACTTTGGTGCAACCTTAGTAGGTACAATAGAAGCCAATGGAAGTTATATCTTTACAGCAACTTGTACTAATGCGGTGTTTGATAGCCTTTATTTAGTGCCAACTTCTAACTTTGATGGATGTATAGACAATATGTATCTGTATGCTATACCTGATGAGTTTCAAGCCTGTATAAAAGATACGGATGGTAATTTTGAAATGGCTATTCCTTCAAGTGAAATAACTCAGGATGGGGAATGGGTGTATATCGAAACCACCGCAGCAGAATTAGGTTTAACAAGTGGATGTTATACTATTTGTTTAACTGAAACAGCCTTAACAGATGTAAGAACGGAGTATATTACTAATGGTGATTTTTCAAATGGTGCTTCTGATTGGACTTACACCGCAGGATGGACTTTTGACAGTATAAAAGCTTCGGCAGCAAGTACAGACAGTACAGATATTGAAACGTTAACACAAAGTTTTAGTATTGAAAATTGCGATCTAAACAGAACGTTAACTTTAACTTTTGATTTAATAATTGATACCGATAGTCAATTAACTGTTACAGCGCAGGGAGTAAATTCAGGTACACCGTTTGGAACACAAACATTTGGTTCTAATGGAAGTAAAACGCTTTCGATTATACCAACAGATGACACCGCAGTAGAGTTAAGTTTTGACTTTAGATGTGTTAACCCGGCAGTTAATAAGACCATGCAATTAGATAACGTTAGTTTGTTTTCTAGTGGGTGCGACTTAACATATCCTTACACTTCAAACTGTATAAACGTAGCTGATAGCCACGACTGCACTAAGGAGTTTGAATGGTACAATACTAAAAACTCTTTTGGGTTTAACTATGTAGATTTTACCACACGTTTTAACCTTAGAATACATTGCGAATTTGGAAAGTGGAAACACTTACAGAATTTTAATATTTGGGAAAACTACAACTTAAACAGTTCGGTAGTAGCCGGTAATTCAAAAGAGATTATAGAAGTTAAGACTGAAATGTTACCAGAGAATGTACATAGAGCCTTAGCTATTGCACGTATGCACGACAATTTGTATATTGACAATGTAGAAACTAATGCCGTTGCAGGGGACTATGAACCGGAATGGACTGAAAAGAATAAAAACTTTGCTATTGTTCGTTTTGATATCTGGCAACAAGGATTAAGAACTAACGCTTGTGGAGTTGATATAGTTACACCGGCAGACGAAGAATTGTTATTAGACCCTACAACCGAAGATTGTATATTAAGCTTAGAATAATGAGTAAAACAAAAGGCATATTATTAATAGCAGCAGGTCATCCGTACTACGGTAAAATGGCGGTTAATTTGGCTTTAGGTATTAAAAACACCACGCCTGACATTGACATAACCCTAGCCTACGAAAGTACAGCTATAAGCCATTTAAACGCTAATGAGAGAGCTTTATTTAACTTAGTTGAAATACCTAAAGAGTATTACCATCGTTTAGGTATTTTAAAAGAGTACATTAAAATAAAAACTCATTTAAACGACCTTACACCGTATGAAGAAACTATTTACTTAGATGTGGATATGGTTTGGAATACTAAGTCTATTAATGAACTGTTTGAAAGCTTAAAGGATAAAAACTTAGTTATACAAAATAGAGGTTTTTGCGATATGACAGAACCTAAAGAGGATTATTCTTGGTGGTGTAACATTAAAGAGTTGGGAGAAAAGTATAAGATTAAAAAAGGTAAATACTATTCTTTCAGTTCGGAGTTTATTTACTTTAAAAAGGGTAAGCAAACAGATAAGTTTTTTAAGACGGCTCAGGAAAACTACGAAGATTTAAAGATTAATTACACGATGTTTGGCGGTGGAATACCCGATGAATTAATATTTAGTTTAACTTCGCTACAATTAGGATTAGAGCAACCGATTGAATACTTTACGCCTATTTATTGGGAACAAGCAGAAAACAGAAAGCTAAACGGTGCTGGGCTTAACCAATATTATGCTTATTCAATAGGTGGTTCAAGTCAATCGAGTAAAGAACAAGTTATTTATAATAATTTAGTGCAGTATCATGCAAATAAAATGGGTTTCGTAAATTTGTGGAAAGCGAAAAACAAAAGAGAATTTTTACCACAACGACAAAGATTATAGATGCAACCTACTAAAGATTTCATTGAGTATTACATTGCCGGGCGTAACTCATACGCTGCTAAAAAAGATGCTGTATTTTACTCACACAAAACAACTTTTCACTTCGACGGATATGAAGTTGATACCGATAAACCAAACCCTTATTTTAAGTTTTTAATTGACCGTAGCAGACCAGGCGAAAACGAAGAAATAAAAGCCTACCGTAGAAGCATATTTAAAACGGTAACTAAAAGCCCATGCGATAAGGTTGTTAACTCTTTAAAGAAGATTATTAAAGCACCAGACTTTAAAATAGACTATAAAGAAAGCTATGTACCGCCAATCGTAAACGAGGAAGAAACATTAGAGGAATATTGCGAGGAATATTTACCGCTTTACCGTTCTGTTACTAACTGGTTTTTACAAGTAGGATTAACTAATAACTTAACAGACCCTAACGGTGCTATTGTGGTGCTTCCTTATGATTATAATGTAGCTTCTAACGAATATGTTAAGCCTTTGCCTTATTTTATTACTTCGGAAAATATACACTCCTACAAAGAAAACGAACACATACTTTACAAGTCAGATAGAGTTTATGAATACTACTCTAAAGGTCGTAAGTACACCGATAACATATTTATTTACATTGATACAGAAGAAATCTACGAAATTAAAAAACTAGATTTTGATGGGCAGTTTGAAGTTAAGTTAGTTTATAAATTGAACTTTAATAGACTACCGGCATTTAGAAGCGGAGGTTTACATTGGAAGATGGTAGACAACTTACCGCTTTATAAGTCTTTAGTTGATGGTATGCTTCCTTACTTGGATATTGCGGCACGTGAATGGTCAGACTTAGAAGCGGAAGTAGTACAGCATATGTATTCTACTATGTGGTACTATTCAACTCAGGACTGTACAGAATGTAAAGGGTTAGGTAAGACTACGAGGGCTGGCAAACAGGTTGTTTGCGGTAGATGTGATGGTAGTGGTAAAATGAAGTTTAGCCCTTACCACTCAATAAAAGTTAATCCTCAACAATTTGGTGAAAACCCAATACCGACGCCTCCGGCCGGGTATATACAAAAGTCAACCGAAATAGTTAAGGTTCAAGATGAGCGTATTAAATCACATATTAAAAACGCTTTAGGTGCTATTCACATGGATTTCTTAGTTAGTGCTGACCAATCGGGTATTGCTAAAGCATACGATAGAGATGAACTTAACAACTGGGTATTTGGGTGTGCTTATCATTTTGTATGGAATATCATTAAACCTATTTACTCAATTATTTGCGATTACAGATACTCGGTAATTGTACCGGATAAAAAGAAGCGTGAAGAAATGCTTCCATTTATTAGCGTACCGACTAAGTACGAATTAATAACTGCAAACATTATAGGCGACCAAGTAAAACAGGCACGTGATGCTCAAATGGATAGCACTATTATTAACGAGTTAGAGTGGGAGTACGCACGTAAAGCATTCAATAACGACAAAGTAGTGCTTGGTAAAATGTATGCTGAAAAGATACATGACCCATTTAGTACATTAGATAGTGCAGCGGTAGGAGATTTATATTTGACAGGTGAGATACCGCAGATAGATTTTGTGTTAAGTACTTATATAACTTCGTTTATTGAGAGAGCATTGGTTGAAAACACTAATTTCTTAGATTTGGACTACAAAGCACAAAACGCTATATTAGTAAAGTACGCAACTGAAAAGATAGCACAAAAGGCGGTAAGCAATACGGTAAAGACTGAAATTAAAAACGAGCAAGTAAATACAAATGTATAGTTTTAGTTCAGATAGTAAATTTCTAATTATAACCGATGGTATAGAGGCTTGGAAGCTAGAAAAAAACCAGGTAAGCTTAAAGACCGCTAACGAATTAGTTATAATAGACCGAAATGGAATGCATTATAAAAACTTCCCATACACACAAGTTGTGGGAGGTTATGTAAATGCAACGGCAGTAGTAGCGTATTTAGAAACGTTGGTTAATACTGGGCAACCTATTAGCGGTAGCGTTTCAGTTTCTAACTTCCCGGCAACTCAAAATGTAAGCGTAACCAATACCCCAACGGTTAACACAGGATTAACTCAGCCTTTAACAGATACTCAATTAAGAGCAACACCAGTGCTTGTATCGGGTACATTGACAATAGATACTACTGGACTAGCTACTAGCGATAACCAAACAAGTGGAGCGCAAAAGACGCAGGTAACATCAATGCCTACTTATATGGTAGATGCTGCCGGGCGGTTACGTGTTTCTCAGGTCAATAATTTAGGCGATTATAAAATTTTAAATTCATATTTTGACACCACTATACTTGAGCAAGTTGGTACTTCCACATTTACAACAAGTGTTAATACAACGGCTATTAGTGTTACAAGTGGTCAATATGGAATTGTAAAATCTAAACTATACCATCCGTATTTTAACGGTAAATCTCAAATCATACAGTTTACTTTTAAAAACATGGGTTCGGCTTCTAATGTTGAAAAATCAGTTGGATATATTAGTAGTGATGCTACAAGTACATACAATACTGGGCTTGATGGTTTTAGAATATTTAAAGACACAAGCAATAACTATTTCTTTCAAGTTTGGAGAAATGGTGTATTATTTCAAAACATATCACGTTCGTCATGGTCTGATAAATTAGATGGAACTGGTCAGTCCGGGATGAATATTAATTGGGATTATTTTAACGTTATTACCGCTGATTTTCTTTATCTAGGAGGTACGGATGTTAGTGTTTATATAAATTATAACGGATTGAATTGGGAATTTATACGATACAATCATGCTGGCACAGATGCTTCGCCGATTTTTAATAGTCCAAACAAACCAATTAGATACGAGATAAGAAGTACAACCGGAACAGGGACGCTGAATTTTATTTGTGCAACCGTTGGTAGTGAAGGTCAAACAAATGGGATGGGGTATAACGCAGCTGTTAAAGGGGCTTATACTGGTTTAGTAATGTCAACAACTGGAACAAAATACGGTGTTGTAGCGGTTAGAAAATCGGCAACTTATAGAGATATTTATGCGGTTGTAGAATCTTTTGAGGGTATCGTTAAAACAAACGATTTTATTGATTGGGATATTGTATTAAACCCAACAATCGCTGGAGTTGCACCTAATTGGAATGCTTTATCAGGAACTCCTTTAGAGTACGCTCAATTAGTAAACACAAACACTATTACCGGAGGTATATCATTAGGTAATACATATTCATCATTAAACATGAATAATGCTCGTGTCGTTGAAAACATATTAGCACGTTTAAATTCGACAATAGCTAATGTAATGGATGTAATCGTATTATGCGGTACACCTAGCTTAGCGTCAACAAATATAACTGGTACAGGTTCAATGCAAGTAAGATTTATAGTATAATGGCAATAAAAGTAAGTAACACAGGGTTAAATGGTATATTGTTCGACCTCTCAACCAATGAAGGTGCGGGGACAAACGGACAGTCTAAATTTGTTTTTAGACCTAAATACTTTAACTCAATTATTCAGATTAATGTGTGTGATGACTTTATGAAATATGTAACCATAGAGAATAAAGAGTTTTTATTTAGTTATAATGGTGAGATAGGGAGTCAAATGTCAGAGATTAACGGAGTAGCAACAACAGATAATTACGATATGTTTAACAAGTTTATAGCTTTAATGTAATTTTGGAAGAACTAATAAACTCCATATTAAAAGACCTCGAAAAGTCAACTGATAAAATACAAATAGATTTGTATAGGGAAATTCAATTAGCCTTACGTGAATTGACTTTAGATGCTGCCGGTAATATTAAGCCTACCATTGCAAACATTAAAGTAGTTAAGAAGATAGTTAAGAAGTTAGAGCCTATTATATTACGTAACCCACAGTATAAAAATTCGGTTAAAGACGTTTACAAGTCTTTTAATGAAATAACAGCCTTACAAGATAAGCTAACTAAGGATGCTTTTGGGAGTGCTAATTTACCATCTTCATTAACGGATATTAAAGAACTTGCAAGGGAACAGACTTTATACGACCTTACAGAAACAGGAGTTAAGTCTAATGTAATCGAAAAGATTGAAACTGTTTTAATTGACAATGTAAAGTCTGGTAACTCGTTTAATACTATGAACGAGCAGCTAATTGGGCTATTAGACAACACTAAAACTAAAAACGGTGGTAAGCTATTGAGTTACAGTAAGCAGATTGCTACTGATGGGATGTATCAATATGCTGGGAATTACGATAAGTTAGTTAGTCAGGCTTATAAAACACAGTGGTATAAATATGTAGGTTCTGAAATAGACACTACACGCCCGTTGTGTCATGAGTTAGTAAATAAAAAATACATTCACGAAAGCGAATTAACCGGTATTGCAGATGGTAGGGTAGATGGTAAACAAGTTAGTGTAGCGGGTCAAGTACCCGGAACAACTGGTTCAAACTTTATAGTGTTTAGAGGTGGTTATAATTGTAGACATAGAATGATACCTGTACCCGAAGCAACAGTACCAAAAGAATTAAGAGAAAAGTTTAAACAAAAGCAATAATGAATTTTATAGTACACATGGATTTATATCCATTCGACATAATGGTTTCTATTGGAGAAACTGACGAACAATTATTTAAGGCTGTTAAAAAGTACGGTATAACTGATTTAGAAGGTATCTCGCTGCAAGAAGGTGTACAAGCTAGATTTATACAGTACCCTGATGGTAAGTGCTTAATACGAACACGAAGTAAAGTAAATAATGTAGTTGAATTGGCAAGATTACAACACGAAATATTCCACGCTGTAACATTAATTTTGGATAGAATAGGTATTAAGTTTTGCTTATTATCAAGTGATGAAGCTTACGCTTATGCTTTACAATATCTTACTCAAAAAATATACGAAAAGTTAAAAATTAGATTTTAATTATTATATTTGCATCGTGTTAGACATTCGTAGTGTGTTCTTCATGATTTCGTTTGTTAATTAAGCCTTGTGGAATGCAAGGCTTTTTTTATTTAATAAAAAATATTTTTATATTTGCATCATGTCAGGTAAAATCTACGGTAATTCTGCAATAGTACAAACGATGTTAATTAATAACCGTTCTGATAGGAGAATTGCAGACAAAGAATTTCAACGAATATTTGAAACGGTAAATACTATTGAGAGTAATTTTTATGATGGGCTTTTCAATAGTGAGTATGACTACTTATACTGTTTTGACTTTTATAAAAACCTTTACGAAGATTTTACAAACGACTTTAACAAAAAGTCTATTTATTACAAGGTACACCCAAACTATTTTATTAACAACTACAAACCATTAGAGAGATGCCATTAAAAAAAGGTTCTAGTAAAAAGACTATGCAAAGCAATATCCAAAAGTTAGTAAACGAAGGGTATAAACCAAAACAAGCGGTAGCAATAAGTTATAAAAAAGACGGTAAAAAGAAGTAATGAAAATCCTCGTTAAAATGCCTACCCGTAGCAGATGGGATAAGTTTCTTAAACTGCTTAATCTATACCAACAAACGGCTAATAATCTAAATGATATACATTTTGTTATCACTTGCGATATAAATGATGGTACAAAGCCAATGAACTTAAACGAGCGTATAAGTCAGTTTAAGAATGTAACAATGGTTAGCGGTATAAGCACCGGTAAAATCCATGCTTGTAACCGAGATATGGAACTTTTTAACGATTGGGATATAGTTGTACTTGCTTCGGATGATATGATACCACAACAAAAAGGTTGGGATGACATTATTCGTAGAAGTATGCAAACTCATTTCCCTGATACCGATGGGGTGTTATGGTTTAACGATGGGTACACTAAGCAGAACTTAAATACAATGTGTATTTTAGGGAAGAAGTATTTTGATAGGTTTGGTTATATTTACCATCCTGATTATATTTCTTTATTTTGCGATAACGAGTTTATGGATGTTAGTATGATTTTAAATAAGGTTGTATATTCTGATAATATACTATTTAAACATGAGCATCCTGCAAATACAGGTCAAGGAAACGATAATTTATATAGAATAAATGAAAGTTATTATAAAATAGATAATCAAACATATATTAAGCGTAAAAAAATTAACTTTGAATTATGATGGAAGTAAATTGTTTAGGACAGATAGTTTTTAATAATAAACCAGTAAAACAATATAATGATAAAGACGGCTATAAAATTATAGCTGTAAGGCATAAAGGTAAAACTTTAAATAAAAAAGTACACCGATTAATTGCTGAAAAATATATAATTAACCCATTGAATAAAAAACAGGTTAATCATAAAAACGGAATAAAATCGGATAATACAATTAAAAATTTAGAATGGGTTACACAAAGTGAAAACTTAAAACATTCTTACAAATATTTAGGCAGAACAAGTCCTGCCAAAAATAAAAGCGGTAAAGAATATTGGCTATCAAAACACGTATGTCAAATTAGCTTAGATGGATTTTTCATAAATGAATTTGATAGTGCTACCGATGCTGAAAAACAAACTAAAATAAACGCACAATCAATAAGAAGTGTAAGAACTGGTAGATTAAAAAAAGCCGGTGGATATATTTGGATTTAATAATTTAACCTATGACAAAATACAGCCAAAACAACGAACAATCATACATACTTAATTACTTTTCTGAAACCACTAAAGGTAAGTTTATTGATATAGGGGCTTACGATGGAATTACATTTTCTAACGTAAGAGCATTAGCAGAAAAGGGATGGTCTGGCGTATGCTATGAAGCAGATATAAATATTTTTCACAAGCTTAAAGAAAACTATAAGGGCTTTGAAAACGTACTTTGCGTACATTGTGCGGTGCATACATTTAATGGTAATATAGTTTTTTACGGTTCTAATGGCGATGCAGTAGGTACTACTAGTGAAAAACACATTGAGAAATGGAAGTCTAGTGTAACATTTGAAAACGCAACGGTTGTAAGATGTTTTGATGTAAACGAATTACTAGACCAGGACAAAGACGCTGATTTTTTAAACATTGACGTAGAGGGTGTAAATATTGAGTTGTTTAATCATATTACAGATTTAAATTTAAGCAGGTTTAATATGATATGCGTTGAACATGATGGACACCATACGCAAATTAACAACCGCTTAAAGAGTTTAGGATTTACTGAAATAATGTTAAATGGAGAAAACGGTATCTATGCAAAGCTCTAAAAGATGTATTATAAACCTTGCCAACGGTAGGTATTGGAAAGGTCAGTTAAGACTAATGGAAACACTTAACTTTAAATGGGGAGGTGATTTGTTATTTTTCACTAATAACGCTGCTTTCCCGGAATGTCCTGAACACCATGATAACCCATATGCTTTTAAGGTTTATGCTTTTAAAGAAGCTATCCGTAGAGGTTACGAAACTATTTTATGGTTAGATGCTTCGGTATATTGTGAAAAAAGCCCAATACCGGTATTTGAACACATAGAAAAGCATGGTTACATAATGCAAGAAGCAGGGCATTTAGTTGGCACATGGGCTAATGACAAGGCTTTAGCTTATTACGGAATTAGCAGAGATGAAGCAATGCAAATGCCTATGTATGGCAATGCAGGGTTCTTAGGTTTAAGTGTACACAATGCTAAGGCGATGAAGTTCTTAAATATGTGGGACGAAGCACAATTAGCTGGGTTATTTAAAGGGCGTTGGAGTAATGAAGCTAAAACAGAAAGCGAAGATGAACGCTGCAAAGGGCATAGACACGATATGAGTTGCGGAAGTATAATTGCTAATATTCTTAAAATGGAATACGTAAGCGGTAATGAATGGCTACAATACAAAGCACCTAATGAACCAGCAGCAAATGAAACAATAATATTCGGAGGGCAAGGTATATGATTAAATTAAGCATTCTTATTCCTACCTTAATGCGTAGGGAAGCACTATTTCAAAAGATTTATAAAGAGCTTACAAAGCAACGTTTAGAATTAGACAATCCCACGCAAGTAGAAATTATTTATTATAGAGATGGTGGTAAATTAAGTATTGGTGCCAAGCGTAATCAGCTTATTAAAGAAGCACAAGGGGAATATATTTGTTTTGTTGATGATGATGATATGGTTAGCCCTGACTATATTAGAACCATTTTAAACGGATTAAAAGACAATCCTGATACTGTACAGTTAAACGGTAGAATAACTACTAATGGAATTAACCCTAAGCGTTTTGAGCATTCCATAAAGTATAATAAGTATGCAGAAGTTAATGGAGTTTACCAAAGACCACCAAACCATTTAAACCCAATTAAAAAAGAGTTGGTTCAGGATATTTTATTTAAAGATGTAAACTTTGGTGAAGATACCGACTGGGCTTTAAGAGTATTAGCAACTAAACGCATAAAGACAGAATACAGCCATTCTAACGTGTTGTATTATTATAATAGCTATATTCGCATACGGTTGCAAACGCTGCCAAACTTGTACTGTTAAGTTAATTGTAAATAACAAAGTACACAGAGAGTTTACAAATGAATATTGCGGAGAAAATTTAAGAGAACTAAAGAAAATAAAAAGAGATTTACCAGAGCAAAAAGATAGTGTTTACCAGACTATTGAGTGCGATTGAGTTTATCCTTAAGCATTATAATTATAGCCTTTTCTAAGCTTACATAAGCCTTTCTTTTTTCACAAAGTAAAACACGCTCTTTTAAAACCGCTTCACGAAGTTCATCACAAAGCGTTATCCTTACTTGACTGCAACCATCTTTTTTATAGTTCGGCATTACGGCTCTCGTCTGTATCGTGTTTAATAACCATTTGTTTAGCTCTATTTTCTACGTAGTTGTCAATTTCAATCTTCGCATCGTAAGAAAGTTTAACATCACTAAAGAAG